ACTTATAGCATCATATAACGCTTTTCTAACGTATTTATTTGGATTTACCATACTTGTCTAATACTTTTTTTAATTTATCTAAATACTCTGTTCTGCCTCGCAATAAGGCGGGATATAAATAAGGTCTTGCTCTTAAATTAATTTGTCTTATTCCCTTGCCTTTAAACCTAATAGCAATTTCTTTTAACTCATCAGGGACTTGTACTAAACCACCTGTTCCAAACTCTACAAAAGGTGCATAAGGTGCTAAAACTCCACCCGCTTCAATACTCCAATTAGTGTTATCTATTTTAACGGCTTTTATAGATTGACCTAATTTACCAAAGTTAGCAGGCGCAGACTGTTTAGCGTTCTTTTCAATATTACGTGCTACTAATTCAGTAACTCCTGAAATATCTTTTTCAGCTTCTTTGCCATACTTTCGTAAATTAGCTATAACAGTATTTACACCTTTTATTTCCATTATTCTCTTTGAGTGGCTTGTATTTCAATATCGATATTATCTAAATCCTTATTTAACACACTATCTATATTATAGATTAAATTGTTATATTTAATAAAATTATCTTTTATAGAAATATCCATATCATAACGATTTCTTACAGTAAAAATAGTTTGAATAAAGTTATCATTTTGTCCGTTTTCATTCAATCTACTTGAACGCTTTGCTGTTACGTTTGACCATAAAGGCACGTCTAATTCAGTAGTTACAATGTTACCACCATAACCATCGGCAACCGTTACAGTTTTCCAAAGTTCAATATATTTAGTGTATTTTCTACTTATCATTACACAAAACGTCTATTTACATCTAAATTAGACAAAACAAAGTCAGGAATAGTATTCATTGCGTTTTTAGTTTCTGAATTATAAAACCAAAAGTTAATCAGTTGTAAGGCACTATCTATTAACTCGCTTGGAATATTATCAACACTATCATAACCTATGTTTAAAGTTACAAAACCATTAACAGTTGGAACTATTGCTTTATTGGTTTTATACTCAATATTTGCAATGTACCCTTCGCCTTCGGGATTGTTAATCGGATAATCATAAACAGTAGTTTGTTGAACTAAAGCACAATCTTTATAATAAACCTTGTTACGAGTTTTAAATATATGTTGTGTACGCTTTTCTATAAAAGACAAAGCACTGTTTATCATACTGGTAATTTCATCATCTGTAATAGTTTGACCTACATCTATTTTAAGATAAAGCTTGGCTTGTTCTAAAGATATTACATCTGTATAATTAGTCATTTTTTTTGTTTTTTGGTTTTACAACTTCAAACTCAATTAAACCGTCTTTAGCTTTTTCGTTTGCTTCAGTTTCGGTTAATTCTATTTCATCACCTACTTTATAAGTGGTTTTGTCTGAAAGTTTAAAAAACTGTTTTAATACTTTATACTTCATAGTGGTTGTTCTGTTAATGTTATAGGTTCGCATATTTTAGTTTGGTTTATCCAATCTAAATAATTTTCTACTGAATATCTTTTTTGAGCAAAACCGCCATAATTTATTATAATATAATTTCCTCTTGCATCAATTCCTCTAGCTATAATAGTGTAACACTCGCTTTGTGTTTGTTGTGGTTCGCTATCTGTTGAACAACTTACCAAAGTTAAAACTAAAATAATAAATAATTTTTTCATAATGTTTAGATTTTAATTAATAATTCAAAGATATAAAAAAACCCTTTACAAATTGCAAAGGGTTTTCAAATTAATAACTAAAACAAAAAAGAAATATTATGCCGTAGCAGTAAAGTCACCATAAATAACCGCAGCAGGTTGCTCAACCGCTAAAGCAACTTGTGCTTCAATTCTAGCAGTAATATTGTTAGCTACAAAGTTTGTTCCTTCTGTTTCTGAAAACTCTAAAGACAATCCCTCAGTAACAATTTTGTTAACTCTCGACCAGTCTGCTACGTAATACTTGTTAGCTGGTAACCAAGAAGAAGCTTTCAACACTTGAACACCCGCAACTCTTAAGATACCACCTTCGTAAGTAACGGCAGATGCTAAATCCATTTGAGCAGTTTTCAATATAGAAAGGTAGTCAGTTGGCTTAACAACGATAAAGTTTGTGTTATCATAGTCAGCATCTTGTAATTTACCAATCTCGTTGATAAGCATTTCAGCTTTAGTTTTTCCAGTAATGATTTCAGTTGATGCAGTTGCAGCAGCAGCTAAAACAGTTTGAAACGCAGCGTTTTCAGCTTTGTAGTAATCTCTACGTAAAAGTTGAGGAATAGTGTTAACGATATACGTTAAGTTGTTTCTCATTTTCTTAGAGTAACGAGTAAACCCAGCGATGAAGTCAGTTGCTACATCAAAAGCTGTAAAGTCGTAATCTTTTTGAGATTTTGCACCGCCCTCTGAACCTGGAGCAGAAATCGAACCCTCTGCACCTGTTTCACGAGTATAAGTATAATTTCCTGTGTCAGCAACAACAGTTCCAGCTAAATCCTCAATGTTAACCATTTGAGATGGTAATGTAACAACATCAAAGTTAATATTTCTTGGCTTTGTTCCTGAAAGGTTTGCAGTAGTCATATTGGCAACCGCTTTAGTTTGGAATGATTTTCCGCTTTTTACTTCTTTGATAGCATCGATATTGTCGCTAATTGCTTTTGCTAAGAAATCAACGTTTTCAGTTGTTGCAGCTTTCTCTTGCAATTTAACATCCAATTTATCAGCGTGGTCTTGTACCGCTTTAATGTCAGCAGCGAATTTCGCTTCTAGTTCATCTTTAGCAGCTTTCAATTCTGTTTCAAATTGCGCTTTGTTTGATGCACTTAATTTAATTTCAAACGCTTCAATTGCGTTTTTTACTTCTAAAGTGGTTTTTGTTTCTAAACCGCTTTTAATGTTTGCCAATTCGGCTAATAACTTTTCGTCCATTTTTATTTAATGTTTAACGAGTTTGTAAATGATTTTAACGTTTCTATGATAAGCGGCTCATTCGTTAAAGTGTCAGTTTCTGACGGCTCGTCTGTAAGTGCTTTTAATAATATTTCAATCTGTCTTAGTCTTGAATCTGAATAATCCAAATTGTATGATTTCTCTATAAGTTCCATTATACCGTAATGCCCTTTTATAGACTTTATTCCTTGAACTGTAGAAAATTGATTTGCTCCCCAGCTAGATAAAAAAGAATATTCCCCAAGTTTATACTCGGTTATGATTGATTTGTTTTTAGCATCTCTACTCATTACCTTATAGCCAATACTTAACTCTGCATTTAGGTTGTTTTCGTGCATAAGTTTAACATCGGTAAACATATCCTTACCCATATCCTTTTTCATATTGAATTGGGTAGTAGTCAACAATCCATAAGTATCTTTGGTGTCAATCACCAAAGGCACTCCAATCATCATAGTAGGGTTATGGTCTTTTAATACTCGAATACGTTTAAAGTTTTCAGATACTGTCTTTTCAAAAGAACCATAAGCGGAAATATCCCCATCGCTATCTTTAACATTGTAAACGTTAGCGTAAGCCGTTACAACTCCTTTGCTTTCGTCCAACTCTTTCAAGTCGTATGCTAATTGTTTAAATTCTATTCTATCCATTAAAAGTAGTTTTAATAACTACAAAGATATAAATTTTATTTAGAATTGATATAAATAAGAAATATTTTTTTTTAGAATGTAAAAAAAGAGTTACTCATAAGGTTGCGTTCTATTCCATAACACGTTATATCTATATGCTCATCGTGCTTTGCATTTGGAAACATACCTACTTGTTGTAAAAACGCATCGTTCCAACTGCCTTTTATTAAAATAACTCTACCGCTTTCAATGTAAGGGGAACAAGCACGAGCGTTTTCAATTTTTGAACTATTAACAAAATTTGTTTTAATCTCTGTTATATTAAGTTTGGTTTCGTTGTAAATCATTTGCTTAATTGATTTACCGGATGCTTTAGGTTCTACTAAAGTCATAGAAACAGTAACACCTGAACTATCGATGTAATTAGGAATGAACTTTAATAATTCGGGCATTTCTAAATACTTATCTATGCTTGAAAGTATCACATAGTTATTATCCCATTTTGCACCTATTTGAAATCCACTTGGGTCGTTTGCTGTATTTTTAGTATAAGCACCATCGATAATTAATTCCCACTTTAAAGACTGTAAAGGCACTTCTGACTTATCAACTATCGGAAACCACTCTTTACGCCATTCGCCACCCTCTTCTGGTGCCGGTTGTTGCATATATTGTCCTGCAAAATTATATCTGTTTGCTTGTCTAATTTGCTCCAACTCTAAAAATGTATGTTTATCCTCCCAAAGTGGCGTATTATTTTCATCTAAAGCAGGTAAGTTTAAATGTTCCCAAATTTCGCCACTGCCTCCATTCAAAAGAAATCCGCTTAAATCTTCCTCGTGAACTCTTTGCATAATCAATATGATAGGCGTATTTCTATCATTTACCCTACTTCTAATAGTATTATTATATCTTTCGTTTATAGTATTTCTTAATCTTTCACTTTCGGCATCCGTTGGTTTAATTGGGTCGTCAATTATAATCGCCCCACTAAATTGTTTAGAGTTTGGAACACCAGCACCAAATCCTGTAATAGCACCACCCGCAGAAGTAGCATAAACGCCACCGCCATTTAAGTTAAACCATTTTGATTTAGATTTACTATCGGGTTTTAATTCATTTTGCCAAAACTTTTGATACGCATAGTTTTCAATGTATTCTTTAGTTTGACTGGAGTTATCGAGTGCTAATTCGTTAGAATATGATAAGTGGATAAATTTCGATTGTGGATTTAATGCCATAGTCCAAGCTATAAACATTTTAACAGCTAATTCGGTTTTACCGTAACGAGGTGGTATGTTTATTATAAGTCTATTACATTCACCATTATAAACTTTAGTTAGTTTTTCAGCAATCGCAATGTGATGACTGTTTATAGTAAAATTTCTATTATGATTTTCTTTGTATAGATAACGTACAAAAAATAATAAATCATTTTCACATAGTATTTTAGTTACTATATCTTTATTTGATAAAAGCATTAATATTCATTTAAAAGAGCGTTTTTTATTCTTTTAATTTCAGCTTCATCGAGGTTTTTTTCTTCTATGTTTAAATTGGTTTGTGTTATCATTTGCTTTGTCATACCAAAATT